CGGCAAATGCCATCCAGTTGTGTACTGGAATCATTGTGTTGTTTTCGCCTTCAGAGAACAGACGCTGTAATTCAGAAGCCGAAGCATCGTAAACGCCACGCACTTTTAAAGCGTTAATTAAGCCATCAATTCTGTCACACAGAACATCTAATTCTCTTGCTTGGTCTTGGTAGATGACGAAATCAGGGATTGGCTCAAGGCTGTCGGTAGTAAGAGTCGAATACAAAGGTTTTGGACAAGGCCAAAAGTTTTCCAAACCAAGAGGGTCATCACGCTCATCGAGGATTTTGCCCAAAGACTTAGAAATCCAAAGCACTTTGCCAGTTTCTTTATCCCAAATTTCATATATCAGCGCCTCATATACACCGTCATCAGATTTGTAAGATTGTTTTAAGTCATCAGGCTTCGTGTCTAGTGGAATCTTGTAGCCTAATTCTTCGCCAAAACGCTCAATGAGAGCAGGGCGGCTCATATAAACCTTACGCCATACGGCTGTTACTTCTTCCCAAGTTCTGCCGACTGTATGTCCAAAGTCACGCCAATGGACATAATCTACAGGACAACATTCATACTCAATTCTTTCTTGGTTTTCAATATCTGTGGCTTCTGGGGTTTCGGCTTCGTCAGAATCTTCGGTGACTTCTAAACCGTCATTTGGTTCATCTTCATGTTTGTCGCCAACAATATGTGGCTCATAACGAACCCAAGCTACGCCACGACCACCCAATAAGCGGTCTAAAACGCTGTTATTCATTGCGGACTTGTAATCGCCATAATGCTCAATCTCAAACTCTAAAGCTCGTTCAAGCATCATTGAGGCTACACGCCCTATGGGGTCATTATCCCTAAACCTACGGCTAACATCAGGCCGTGGCAGTCTTGCAAAGATAGCTGGCTGTATAGTCTGAACATTGCTCCAGAGGATGTTAAATCGTGCATTAGGGTTTCTGTCGTAGCGGCTATCATCTTTATATTTCTTTACAATGCGGTCAACCCTGGCTTCCCAACGCTTATATGAGCGTTCATAGCCCATAATGGTTTTATACCAATCTTCGTATGTGTGATTGACTGTTGCTTTATCGTTTGCCATCAAATTCTTCCTCTTGAACTAGATTGTGGGTTTTGTTTCCACATATCATTCAAACTTACATCGGTTTGTCCTACAAATAGCCCTTTAATCGAGTCATCTTTCGAGGGTAACTTAGCTTCTTCTTTCCAGGCAATACTTAACATCCTAAATGCGTCAGCACCATGAGAAGTCCAATCATGCCTAGGTTTATCCCTAAAGACCTTCTTGTCCTCATCGTACTCACGCTGGTACTGCCTTAAACATTCAATACCATCTTCGCACTTATGGTCAAACCAAGCTCTAGTTAATGCTAGTCGTGTTGCTTGTATTCCATCTTGAAGTGACAAACTTGGCACAATTTTCAAACATTTTAACGGAATTTTGTCAGAAAGTTGCTCAATTATGGACTTATTTGACGCAAGTGTCTTTGCTCTCGCATCGTGAGGTAAGTAGTGTGTGCCATACACATAGCCTCTTTCCTTCTCTCGGCTTTGAATAATACCAGCGTAGAAAGCTACTGGTTGTCCATTGCTGGAATGGTAGTCAAGCATACGAATTTCGCCATGCACCACTTGAAACCACCAAATAGCAGTATCGTCTGAATATCCCAAGTCCCATGCTGTATGCACAGGGAACATAGGGTCGTATTCAATTTCTCTTATGCGCCCTTGGTCAGTAAGCTGACGCATCTCTTTACCGTAGTAAGCGCCAATAATGGCAGACTCAAAGTCACACTCCCACTCAGCAAGGTACTGGTCTTGGGTTTGCATCTTCCTAGCATCGTCTAATTCTTCTTGCGGAATTAAGCCAGTTTGACTAGCTCTTAGCGTCTTTACATACCAGGTATTGTCTTTGGTAGCGTTGTTATATATTTCCCAGAATTGATTGTGTCCTTTGGGTGTCCCAATGAATGTGGCCCAACCCCTGCGGTCACTTAAAAGAGGCCTTAAAACTGCACCCCATAAGGATGGTTTCATGTCTGCGAACTCGTCTAGCACTACGCCATCAAGATACAAACCACGCAGACTGTCAGCGTTATCAGCACCAAACAAACGAATCCTTGCCCCATTGATTAATTCCACCCATAGTTCTGAAACATTGTGATTAGCCCTTACAGGCTCTGAAAAACGCATTAAGTAGTCAAAAGCAATGCTTTTAGCTTGGGCGTAGTACGGTGCTAGGTAGGCATATCTGCCATCTTCTTTGCCATCAACTAAAGCCTTGTATATAAGGTCATTAATGCAGGCAACAGTTTTACCGCAGCGTCTATGGGCAACAATAACTGCCCAACGCTCTTGGCGTTCATGAAAGTCTAGGAATACATCTCTTGGGCGGTAGTCTAGTTCTACTTCTAAGACATCATCCATATATGCGTTTTTTGGCTATTTCAAAGTATTCAGAACTTATTTCAATACCTATGAATTGACGGCTTAATTGTTTAGATACTTTGCCTGTAGTGCCACTACCCAAGAAACAATCTAAAACTGTATCACCTTCATTAGACCAAGACAAAATATGCCTGTTTACCAATTCTTCTGGAAATATTGCTGGATGTTGATAGGCTATTTTATCTTTTGTTGTTCTCATGTACCCAGTATTTATAAGCCAAATGTTATCCATTTTTCGCTCATCTTTGCCTTTGGCATATTTCATACTAGATATTGAGCCATCAGAGTTTCTAGTAGTTGAAATTTCTTTTGTGTCTTTTTTCCATATTGTTTTTTGTGTTTGTATATTTGTAGTTTTTGGATTGCCTTTTGATAACACAAACATATACTCAAATTGCTGGTAATACCTATTTAATGGTGGAAATGGATAGCTATTTTTTTGATAAATCATTGTGTCATGCAAATTAAAACCTATTTCCTTGAAATATAAGGCTTGTTTGAATGATGTGCCTGTTTCTGACCCATTAATTGTGGCATCGCCTACTACCCATACCACTACACCACCATCTTTGGTTACTCGGTATAACTCTTTGGCTATGCCTTCAAAGTTAAAAGAATAACCGTTATAAGTGCGTAGATTGTCATAAGGTGGGCTTGTAACAGTTAAATCTATGCTTTGGCTTGGCAAAGACTTCATGACCTCAAGACAATCCCCTAATCTAAGGTCTATTTCTTCCAAGACACCACCATGCGTTGAGGTGCTTTTTCATCGCCTACTACTTCAGTCCTAGCTAACTTAGGCACATGGTATTCGCTTACAGCCATTAGGCAATCAAACGCTACTTTAGGGCCATGCTTGGGGTCACTAGCAATGGATTCTAGCCACTCTTGCATACGCTCAGAGTTAGCATCAACAAAGTTTGCAAACGCCTCACGAGCCTTCGCAGTAGCCTTGTTAGGCGTTCCTTTAGGCCTTCCAGCTCTATTTAGGTTGCCTTCTACAGATTTCGATACTTTATTTTCCATACATTCTCAAGTGTTTGATTTGTAAGGGTTTATTCTACACCATTTGCAATAAACCAACAATTAAGGGTAATTACTTATATTTTTAACGCTTTATCACTATAAAATACATACATCAACAGGGGAAACAAATGAAATACAAAAACTTTGAAATTGCATACAAACCAGAATTAAGTACTTATGTAATTATTGACAGTCAGTTTAATCAAGAAATCAAATGTAAGTCTATTCAAGCCTGTAAGGTGCGTATTTCTAAACTTATTGCTACTCGCCAGCGTTTTGCATCGTTTTAATTTGGCTTTCAATTAATTCTCTGCGGTCTAGTTTGTTTTCAAACTTATCAAGCATTTTTACTTGTGTTGGGTCAAACATAACATAATTGTTAGTTCCTCTGCCTTGACCTTTTACCATTTGCATATTTTCATATTTAATGCCAGGTATACCTTGCTCTAATAGCCATTTAGAAGCATCTGCTTCAGGTGTTTTAGACCCTGCTTGTTTTAAGCTAAAAGCTATTTCTTTGTATAATTTTTCGCCTGTAGTTGGTGAAATACCACTACCAAACTGTTCCATTGCTTTTGCGGAAATTTTTTTACGCACATCTTCTGGCACTTCTTCATACCAATTAAGCATTTTTGGTATTAATGCGTCAGGAATGTCTATTTTATAGAGATTGCCTTCTGTTGGCCCAGAAATCTTATTTCTAGCAGCCATATACATTCCAGCTACATCAGGGCTTTCAGCAAAATAAATGCCATGCCCAAAATTATTAGCTTTAGCAGTTGTGCCAGCTTTGGCTATATCAAAACCTTCTTTAATTACATTTGGTGTTCCATGAAATGCCGTTAAAGCGTTAAAAGGCACTTGCATAGCCAATTCAGCCACTGCTTTAGGGTCGCCTTGAGTCATCATGGACTCATAGGTATTGCCAGGGAAAGCTTGGCCCAACAATGCCATTTGTTCTGCTTGATTTGTGGCGAATTTTTGCGGCAAACTTGCAAGATGTTGCTTAATAGGCTCTACCATTGGTGAGTCTGTAGGCGGTGTATAGCCGCTTCTAAGCAAATCCGCTAATGTTGCCATTTTTAACCAACAATGTCAGGGTCGTGGTTCTTGTTCATAGCATCCATTAAAGCCTGTTTACGCTTCATGCGTTGGTTAGCTTTTCTATTGAGAATACCGCTATCGTCTAGCTCTAGTGGTGGGTTATGTTCTTGGCGTTTTTTCTGTTGCTTTTCTAGCGTTGATTCTTTGTGCGGTCTGAGCATAGCGTTTTCTGGTGGGTAGCTTCTTGTCATGTGTTTCATTACATATCCTTCATAGCATCTTCAATGTGTTTTCTGCGTGGTTTTGCTGTCTTTGCGGACTCTTTAAAGTCTTTAGCTGTGGGCGCACCTTTTGAGCCAGCTTTTCTCATGTGTTCGCCAGAGCCATGCTTAATACGCTCTTGCTTGGCATGAATATTTGCATACAATCCGTTTTTAGCCACAATGCCACCTCGCTCTAGCTGCTTTACCTCTTTCGCCATTCCAATGCTGGCTTCTGGCGCAAAAGTTGTCATGTCTACTGCCACTAGCTTGGGGTGCTTGCAAATGGCTACCGTTCTTGGCGTTATAAGCAGCTCTGCCTTTAGCCGTCATACCTGCACCTTCATTGGCTGGCAAGTAGTTCTTACCTTTGCCAACTGTGGTCTTTGGAATGGGCTTATCGTGTTTTTCTACTGCGGCACGAATGGCATCTCTGCGACTCATTTATGCATCTTTTCCAATAGCATAGCCAATCTTGCTCTGCGGCCTTCTTTACCTTTAGCGTGAGCAGCTTTCTCTAGCTTTGCTTCAGGAATCTTTTTATCTTCAGCAACGCCCAATTCTTTCTTTAATGCGCCTGGGTGCTTAATTGCACCTTTAATCCAGTTAGCCATTAATATTCTCCCATTTCAGTCTTTTTGGACTCTTTTTTCATTTCGCCTTTTTCTTCGCTAGATTTCATGTGCTTGGCATAAGATGCAGCAATGGTATTCTTGCGCTTTTTGGCTTTGTCTTGGACTGAAAGGGCAATCGCTACTGCCTGATTATGGGGCTTGCCTGCGGCTTCTTCACGAGAAATGTTAGTTCCTACTGCCTTTTTTGAGGCTGACTTTACGAGAGGCATGGCTATTCCTATTTAAGATATTTGAGTTTGTAAATGGTAGAGTCAATTAACTGTTGTATTTCTGCAACAATATTAATCAATTCTTGTTTTTGCGGCAAATCGTTATTGGCTTCTGCCACGAAATTCTTTAATGATTCCAAGTATTTAAGTGGCTCTTTAGGCTGATGGTAAACGCTTGGAAACTCTTTAATTTGTTCGTAGCAACCCATATAGGCTTCTACATAGTCATCTATGAGTTCAATGATTTCATCGTAAAAGTTGCCCAATGCTTTATGCTTTGAGTAAGAATCTGTTGACCAATGAAAGAAATGAGTATTAGTGCTGCTATGCAATAAAGTAGCGGCAAACATAGCAACATTTTTGGTTTCATTCATAAAGACTCCGTTTCG